ATCATCCTCTTATAATTGGGGCATATTAGATGTAGTTGTAACAACTACACTTAATACAACCATTTCATCAAGAGGAAGCGTGGTGGCTGATATTGTAATTCCTAAACTTTCAATAAATCCGTTTGTTACAGCTTGGGAAGTAATTCCACTAAGCTTTGTAATAGACTGGTTTATATCTGTTGGGAAAGCGATATCAGCTTTATCATTTCTAGCGTTTCAAACGAATTATGCTGCGTCATGTGGTTGCAAAGTAACTTGTGAAGTGATTTCCAGTTTAGTTGCTGGAGCATATCACTACAATGTCACTTCTTGTAACCTTTGGCGTAGTAGTAGTTCAATTAATTCGCTAGAGGTGCGCCTGCCTTCATCTGTACCTTTACTACCGCGTTTAACTGTGAATCTCAATTCTTTAAAGATCATGGATCTTTTAAGTCTTGTGATTCAACGCTTTAAGTAGGAGGTAATTATGGCAGCAATGTCGACTGTCCTCACTGAATTCGCCAACAATGGGAATTCGCGCACGTCAACGCTAACAGGACACACAGCTGTGAGTCCTAAGTTAGTGATCGAAAAGAGGCGTGTTCCGGAAGGAAATCAAACCACTGCGGAATACAGTTTTAAAGTAATTATTTCAACTGAAGACGCGGACGGTTTGATTTTATCGAACAAGATCGCCCTTGAAGGTGTTGTAAGGTATCCGTTGCTTGGTCAAGCATCAGATATCGCTGCAGCACTCGTCTTCTTCCGTGATATTATTGCGGGAGATGAGTTTGCGAACAGCATTACAACCCAGGAGTGGCTCACATAACGATGAAGGAAAATACTCTAAAATTATGTAAATATATTTTAGACTTTCTAGCTATTTTAGCTAGATTCCTTTATCTTTTGCTGAGGCGCACTCCATAAACAAGGAGGGATTCCATGGAACCCATTGATATAACGTATGAGGTATCTCGACGGTATATTCAAGATCTTGTTCAATTTGGTGTAGATCCCGCTCTGATTGCGTTACTGAACGGTTATAACCGTTCACGCAATCTTGCCGGACTTACATCATGCTCCTCTCACTTTAATAGTGCAAAGCATTCTATTATTGAGTGGAGATCACTTAGGCAAGTTGAAGCCTTCTTTAAGAAGAATTCAGCTTTCTCGTCGTCTGCTAAATGCGGAGAACAAGCTCTTATCTCCTTTGTGGAGAATGAGAAAATTTGTTCTGCAACTAACAGGCGTTTACAACCTTACCTTTTAGATCCTTATTTGATGAATAATGATCTTAGGATTAAGGTTAATAAAATGAGACGTTACATATGTAATGTCCTTGGTGATTTCACTCACTTTCTAGATTCCTTACCGAATTTAGTGAGGGTGACTCCCGGAGCAACGGCAAACTCTAATAGGCAAGCTAGTCTTCCTCAGTTGAAAATGAGGTTAAAACTCTATGCTTCGCATAGCTGTTTTAAATATCTTTGGTCTATCTACCGTATTTTCGGTTTTGATAACCTTAGATTAAGAGACTGCAAAACTAATAGAGTTGAGTTCGTGCCTAAGAATTGGAAGACAGACCGTACTATCGCATGTGAACCTGAAGGAAATTTATTCCTTCAGCTCGCATTCGATAAGTATGCCAAAAAACGTCTTCGTTTTTTTGGAATTGATCTGTCAGACCAATCTCGAAATCAAAATCTCGCCAGAC